ATTGTTATTTACTTGAGTATGCTTACGAGCTTTTCCTTCACCTTCTCCATAAATAAGGGCTGTAGTCGCTTCATCATAGTTGTTCTTTTCTAATGATTCATTAGTAACATTTTCAAACTCTGCACTAAATTGAACTACACTAGAAACATCTTCACTTTTTCTAAAACGAATATTTGTTCCAACTTGGCCGTTTGATGTTGAACCAATACGCCCATTCGAGATAGGAATTTCGTCAAAACCAAAATTGTAACTTTCACACAGTCCCTCTATCTCTTCTTCAACATTCCCATAACTATTTTGATAACTAATGTTTGAACTAGTGATTGCTGGCGGTTGTTCGACAGATAAATAACTTATTTTTCTTTTTGCATCTGACGGAGAGACCACTTCGTTCCGTAAGTGATCGTAGCAAATCAGCTCTGGTCTTTTTGTTTGATTGTAAATTCGATAAACAATTCTCTTACCAGATTTTGCAAAAAGAGACTTCCCAGAAATTGTAATTAATCCACTGCTCAAATCATCGCAAATAATAGAATCAATATAGTAAAAGCAATTATTAATTAATAGCACTGTGTCTTCGTCCATTAATTCTTTTGGCATGTACTTTAAAAGAACAACCGTTTCAAAAGTATTGGCTGACTTGAAATTTTCTTTGATACTCATTGATTTCCATATGTCCAGAACTGCAGTTGACTCATAATCAAAGCCAGATTTTCTTCGGAACACCTCTACAAAAGGCAATGGCATAAAATCCATAGCTACACCCCGCTAACCAATGGTGTAAATTGCATTTCACATGTAATTCCATTTTGAGAATTGTTGGCCGCTTTTAGTTGTAAATAGTTATCTCCTTTAGATAATCGAAAGAAACTGCTGCCCTCCATACGTTCTGGAACAGCATTAGTTTCTACTCCATTAACATTTTTTTTCGCATATAGATTTCCACGTACCGTTGAAAGTTCGAATCTTGTTCCAGGTTCATAGGTTCCTTTAAATCCAAAGAAGGTTTGTTTTGTCACATCGTAAATCTGCGGATCAGTCACGGTTGTTACACATTTCATATGAAAAACTGCTCCAACCTGCACATCTCCATTGTTTACAATCTTTTCAATATTCCCTGATTCAAAGCGACCAAACGTATGCTTCTCGCCTTGAACAAAAACCATTGGAAAAATAAGCGTTGGCTTCAATGTTGCCAAAGGAACCAGTGAGTTATAAAACGATACATCACGGAAATAAGAATCGAATGCTTCAAACTGTAAAGAAAATAAATTCCATTCGTCAACCTTATAAGGATTATCTTCGTATAATTTGAAACTAGGCGCTTGGATTGGTAATACGTCGGTTTCATACTCCTTGTCATAGACTTTAAGAGTTAGCTTACCTGTTTGTTTTAGATCGATTTTTTGAATCATATCTCGGCGCAACTGATAAATTTCTTCTTCTGTTTTTCCAATTAAAGTGCCTTCAAGCAAAGGTTTCCGAGTGCTTAAGCGGATTCCAACAACTTTTGCGCCATCTTCTCCAAATACTTCTTCTGCTAGCACGACATTTTCTGGTGCTTCTAAACCTTCCACATTTTGCAAAAAATAAGGAGCCTCCTCATTAAAAACGAGTTGCTCCCCATTTTGATTCGTATAAACTAATTCTAGTTTCACTATTTAAACCCCCTAGCCAAGTCACGTAGTTGGCGTTTTGTTTCAATCGCTGTTTCTCTCGGTGTTTTCGTGTCAGCACCTGTGATATATTGTGTTACTTCCATGTTTTTTATATTTCCGTCTTTCAAGTAAGAAACCATTTCACGCATAAGAGAAGCAAGTTCGCTAAAATCATTCGATTCATGTGAATCTTGAACAGCAATTAGATTTTTAACAACTGAAGAGTTTCTCGGAACACCCACGCCGTTTTCATAATGAGGAATTAATTTCTTTGTTTCTGAAGCTTTGATTACTTTTGATCCTTTTGGTAAATCTGGCAAGAATACATTTCTACCTTCTGGGATGAAAGGCACGCCACCTTTAGGAATTACCAACTCTTTATAAGTACGTCCTTTTTGGTCGTTGACGATTGCCGGACCACCAATATGATTATTGGTTCCTGTTTCTAGTCCTAAAATTTTTGCTACCCCAGCACCTAAATTAGCTACTACGTTTAAAGTTTTAGTAATTACCGAAGGGCCAGAATTAAAATCACTTACTGCATTTTTCGCTTGAGATGCTGGTCCACTCGCTTGATCATTAGCCCTTAATAGTTTTTCAACTGGATTGTTTGCTGCGAAAATATTTAAGCTACTATTACCACTTGAAGCCGCACCGATAACTCCACCTGCATTTCCTCGCAGTTTTTTCGTTCCTGGATTGTTTGCGTTATAAGTACTCAATGAATTGCCACCCTGACGAGCTGCAGCTTGTACATTAGCTGATGTACCAGTTAAGTTTTTTCTCTGAGGATTATTTGCACTAAACTCATTTAAATTTTTAATACCTAACTGCGCTTGAGCATTCACTTGGTCAGAATTCCCCATTAATTTTTTCAGCATTGGCATAACTTTGTTGTAGTCGCTAATGGAAAGGTGGCCTTGCATCAATTTATTTTGTAAGTCCTCGTTATTCGCTAACATTCGTTTAACATTATCAGGTATTCTTGACCACATATCAAAAGATTCCTTAGATGCAAACACTTTAGACATCAAATCAGTATTATCTCCGAGCATTTTCTTCTGTTCAGCTGGCAATGCGTTCCATTGTTTTAAACTAGTATCGGAAGTTATAATCTTTTGTAGCACATCAGAATTATTAGCTAGAAGTTTTTTCTCATCATCTGGTAAATTTTTCCAACGATTATACGATTGCTCTGATCCATATATTTTTGAAAGTAAATCGTAATTATCACCAAGAATTTCTTTTATATCTACTGGAATTTGTGACCAATGCACGATTTTATCTTGGGATTGGCTCAACACATCAAGAAAAGATTGGTTTTTAGCCTTTAATTCTTTAACCTGCGGCTGATAGTCTTTCCACAATCCCAAATTAAGCATTGTTTCAGCCATTACCTCTGGCGTATTTGAATAAAGAACAGCTTTTTTCTCTTCGAAATTCAATTTACCCCAGCTGCCTTTTGCTTGCAATGCTTGTGTCATTGTTTTTGTAACGTTACTATCTAACAAAGCTTGCTGTTCGGTAAATGTCATTTTTTCCCAACGTCCATTAGCGATGGCAGCTTCTGCAATCATCAACTTAGCATTACTTTTTAAATCTGCGTTTTTAGAAGCATAAATAAGTTGATTCCAACCTTTTTCAGAGCTTGCAGCTTCATTAACTGCTTCTTGCGCATTTGTTTTGACTTCACCTGTTTTCGTATCTAAGATTAATTGATTCCAGAATTCGCCAAACTCATTTGCTTCGTCTGCAATAAGTTCTATTTTTTTGCGTTTTCTCCGGCAGTTTTTGATACTTTTTCTGCCATATCGGTGAAGGAATCCATCATTTTTTTATTTTGACCAACTGCCGCTTGACCAGCTTCACCCATTGAACTAATTAATTGTCCATTGGCTAAAAATACTTGATCAGCCAATTCTGGATATTTGGCTAGAATAGTTGACATCTGATCTTCTGTAATCTGCGTGGCACTATCGCCACTTTCTTTTAATAAGGCTAGCATTTCTTTGGCATATTCACTGTTTAAATCATAACCAGCATCTACTAATTTTGCTTTCAAATCGTCCTGCATCTTATTATATTCTATTTTGGATTGTTGCCTTTGCTTTCCTAAAGATTGCAGCCACGTTTTTGCTTGATCTTCTGATGCTTCTGCTACATTTCCTGTCATTGCAGATAAAATTTCTTTGGTTTCAGTTTCGCTTTTACCTAAAGAATTAACATAAGCCTCTGCGCTTTCTTTAGCTAATGATTTAATTCTTATCGTTTCTTCATAACTTATTTTGCGGTTATTGTTTGAAGCTTCTTGTTTAATTTGAGTTATTTTTTGATTATTTTCTTTCACTACAGCTAAATATTTTTCCTGATTGAGCACTTCTTCTTGGGTTAGCTTATCTCCAGCTTCTTTTATATCATCTGGCAACCTATTAACAATGTCTTTCAGTGTCTCAATCTTTTTCGTCATATTTTCTTCGATTGATTGACCCATCTTAGAGAAATTATTAGCAATGGTACCGGTATTCCCAGAAATGCCTTTTTCTAGCAAATCAAGCTCTCCGCTAGCACCTCTGCTATAACCTTGAAACTTAGTTAAAGCATCGTCAGTGGCTTTTCCTACATCAGTTCCCCATCGTTGTGTTCGTTGGGAACTATTCCAGGCTTCTTCTCCCCAGAGTTTCCACACTGCTACACCTGCCCCAACAGCAGTTGTTATTCCTAACACCCAAGGATTTAACAAACTAAAACCTTTAGTTAGTGCGCCTATTTGGGTTGTAGTACCACCTATTTTAGCAGTTAAGCCGCCTAGTGCTGAACCAGAAGAAGCAA